CCGAAATCTTTTATTTTACCGTCTAGAAAAATACACCATCCCGTATCTTTACCTGGGTCTATCGCTAATAATATGGTGGGTGGTTTTTCTTGCTGCCCTGGCAATTGGACTTTGGTAGAACTCATCTACTTTTTCTTCCTCTAGTAAGTGTCCTTGACAATGAGCACATTCAGTCTTGAGTAGTCCGCTTAGTTCGCAACGCAATTTCTCGCTCAATGTACCATACCGCCTTTTTTAAGTCCTCTATTGCTTGTCCTTTTTCATCGGCACGCCATATGTACTTCACAGCGTTTCCTAAACAAAATCCCATATGCTCTGTTATATCAATACACTCAACGCCAGAAGGATGAGTTTTGTAATGTGTAGGATTTATAGGATCATTCATTATATTGTTTCCTTAAAATAATCTGATTGATATTTAATCTCTAAACCACAAGCCTGAGCAGTTAAAAACTCTATCCTAGCACCGGCAAAGTTTTCCCATCCATCTAAAAGAATGATACCGTCGCATTTAAGCATTGCTATAATATCATTACGCATATAGCAGCCTGATTTGTGCTCCCCTTCTCCTGCTTCGGAAGTATTACCAGGACAATTTCCTTCGTGCTTATGTGGAGGAATATCTAAAGGTACAATAGTAGTATATCCTAAAGACTGTAATTTTCTTTCTACTAATCTAAATGCTGACTCATTTTTATCAGCCTTGCCTTTAATTGGTCCGGCAATATATAATTTCATGCTCTCTTTCCTCCATGCCGATATGGACGATTCTCATTATAGTCAATTTTTAGTTTCATTAAATAGTCAATATTAATCTGTTGTTCAGCCAGGGTATCTAGAATTCTAATCATACAGTCTATTAGTTCTACAGCCCATCCTTCTGGCTTTCCCATTATCATTTTAAATGGTTTAGACGTAGGGTCACGCCAATCTTCTAATGCTTCCGAGAGTTCAGAATGCATTAATGCGATAACCTCAGCAAAGTTTCTAGTACCGTCATCGTACCATCCTTTATCATGTGCAGTTTTATTTATTCTATTTGCTAGTCCATTTAAGAACATACTATCTTGGTCTACTTGCAGGGTCATCTTTCGGCCTTCCATCTTATAGAGTTCAGTGCTGCAATAATACGTTCATTATAATGATTCATACAGTATGTAACTGGTTGTATTATAGGACTATTTGTTACTACATCATAAGGATCTCTATCAAATTTAAACACTGGTTCCTCAGTAGTGCATTTATATTCTCTACAAACATTATTTGCTCTTACTTCTTCCATAGTTATTCTCCCCATCTGTGAGCATCTACTGCGAATTTTACTCCGAAGTCAGGTTTAATATCTGACATTATACTTAGAATTTTTTCTTTGTATTCTTCTAGACAATCCTTTCTAATCTCAAATACAATCGAGTCGTGAACCTGTAATAACATTTTACATTTATTTGGGTCGTCGACTTCTTTAAAGAGTCTAACCATGATGTGCTCAACAATATCTGCGGCTCCGCCTTGGATGACTGAGTTAAAGGCTTTGTGGGCGTCATCTTTTTTAGATTGAAAATGTCTATAGCGACCGGACCATAGCCTAATTTTCCCTTTTTGTTTGCACATGTTAGAGGCGTATCGTCCAATAATGGCAAATCCGGGATAACTGTCAAAATACTGTTGTCGTAATTCGGCTGCTCTCGCTTCACTAACTCCAAAGACGTGACTAATCCGCGATATTCCTCCACCGTACTGGGTCGTATAGACAAGAGTTTTCGTATCTTGTCTTGACATTCCAATAGTGGCAGCCATTTCTGAGAAGATATCTCTATCATCTGCAAAAACTCGTTTGAGGGTTTCTTCTTTTGCATAAGCGGTCCCTAGTCTTAATTCGAGTTGGGAGTAGTCGAATTCCCATAATTCAAAACCATCTTCTGGAATAAATGCAGCCTTCATTTTGCCATTCCAGGGCTTGTCACTTATTCTAGGAATCTGCTGTAGATTAGGCTTTTCACAAGACATTCTACCAGTTTTAGTGCCATGAAGTTTGTAGTTGGGTCTAAGTCTACCATCTAAGGATAACAGTTCTACATATGGTAGATAGTTAGAAGTTACAGATTTTTGCCAACCTCTATATTGTTTAATTAAGTTGGCTGTAAGATTATCACGACGTTCTAATATTTCATCATAAATAGTCATTGCTTCTTTGTCAAAAGACGGAGCGCCAGTTTTCGGACTTCTTTTCACCACAGGGAGTTTTAATTCATCTATCAATATTTTCTTTAGAAAAATAGATGACCCTGGATTTCCGCTTAGTTCGTAGGTTAGATCAGCAAGAACACTTGTCCCAATTTCTGTTAGTTCTTTACATAGAGAAACGTCAACTTTAATTCCTCTACTCTCCATGCCTATAATAGTTCTAATAAATTCTTGTTTATGCTTCCAGTATTCTTCTAGATTTTCCTCATCAAAGTATTTCTTCAGAACTTTAAAAAGTTCTAGTGTAAGAACAGCATCATAAGTAGCGTATGGACGCATTATTTCAAATGGTACTTTTGCCCATCCAAAAGCAGCAACTGCCTTTTCAAGTTCTTCTTCTTTTTTGGCTTCATTTTTATCTACATATGCTGCTACACATGCATTTAAGGATTTACTATAAGGATAGTTTTCATTTATCAGATGTGACATTAAAAGTGTACAGTAAAAATTCCCCTTATAATTAATGTCCATAGTACTAAGACTGCATAGATCAAACTTAGCGTTATGGAAAATAATGCTTCCTTTGAAACTTTCAATGCAGTCTCTAAGTGCCTCTCTATCCTCTTTCGATAAGTTGCCTCTGTAGTCTTTATCGTCAAGAGTGACATGACGATATGGGAAATACTCCGCAAATATAATATTACTGCTATTTGGAGAGCAAGCAATGGAAATACCAATGCCATAACCACTACCATCTCTAATATCCTCTGCGTTAGTTTCTGTATCTACAGCAATTACATCTGACTGTTTAATAGCCTCAACCATTTCAGCTAAAGTTAAAGGGTGACTCTGTATCGTCATTCTTAAAGCTTTCTTCTAGATTTGCTATAAACTCAGCAGTAGTTGCATTATTTTTTTCTATGAACTTTAAGTTTTCGGTCCGCTCCATAACAAAGGGAGCTCGCTCTTTAGACAGCCTTTGTTTAACAGGTATACAAGAAACAAGTCGATTGCCTTTAGCATCTTTTTCCTTCTCTTTCCAAAGAATAAGGCAACTGGTCATTTCAGCAGTAATATATTGGTTACCGTAGATATCTGCAAGGTTGGTCGGTTTTTTATTGTCACCATTTTCTTTTCTATTATGGTGAATAAACCAGAGCCAACAGCCAAACTTCTTGCGGAGCCTTATATACTGATTATTCAGTATTTTAATTACTACTTCATTGCTGATTTCTTTATTTGAGAGCTTTCCCATTGAATCTATAATTATTCCGTCCGGCCTGTAGGACTCAATTAACGATTCTAGGAATCTGATACCCTCTATTCGATCTAAGCTTATAGCTTCTCCTATAGGGGCTATAAGCACATTTTCATTTATTATTTCAAGCTCTTCTGGTGTGTATCCTCTAGCAATTATTTCTATAATGTACTTTAAGGATACGTGACTCATTTCAAGACTTAAAAATAGAACTTTTTGTTTTGTTGGAATATCCCAGCCTAAAAAAGGAATTCCGAGAGCCGAGCTAATTGCTAACTGTAGCGAGAATTGTGTTTTGCCTACACCGGGCATTGCTGCTACCAGGCCAAAGCCTCCCTTTTCTAGGAGACCCTCTACTACCCATTCAACTTTTAGATCAGTATTAAGAAAGTCTTTAAAGTTATAGATTAGAGTAGAGCCTGTAGTTACTTCATCATTATTGCTTAATAGCCCTCTAAAGTTTAATTCAGAGTCTCCTACAGGGTGCTTTAATCTAGCTCGATTTACTATATCAAGTAAACGACGGTGCCTATCGTTACGACCTACAAACTTTTTCCAACGCTGGTCTGCATTATTTAATACAGCATACATTTCTGTATCTGTCATACCTTTTTCAGCACAAAAATATCCTATGCGCATTAATGCATGTGAACGTTGACCTTCTTCTACAGCACCCATAAAGAGAGCAAAATGCTGCTCATCCCAAGGGTACTTAGCTATTATTTTTTCAATTCCTGGTAAATTTTCAATGTCCACGCTTGAATCAACGAGCTGAATAGCTGCTGGAATTGCTTTGAAAGCATCGAGTGTATAACATTTCTTAGATTTATCACGTTCGATGTTCCTAAGGGTAACTGGTAAGTTTCGCTTGTGATTAGTTGTCCCTGGTGGTCTAAGAATTTGATTGCAATCCCAGCCTGATATGTCTGTTCTAAGGAGGTAAGCAATAGCTCTATTTCGATCTTCGATTTGTCTAATATTTTCACAAAACTCTTCGAGTCTCCAATAGATATGCTCATTTCCTTCTTTGGACGATTGAACCCTCATGGTAGGAGGGGGTACGCGCGTAGAGCCGTCCTGTGCCAACGTCGCAAGCGTGGCGGGCCACTCTGCGGGGGCGTTCCCATCAAAGTCAGCCCACAAGACATAAGAACCTTTTACTGCATCTTTAGTTGCTCTAGTTTCTTTAAAAATAGCAGGAGCACAAAATACCTCTAGTCCTTTAGCACTAGTAACTAGAGAGTACTTTATTACATTATCTTTTTGCTCAGGCCACTTAAAAAATATCTTAGTCCATACAGGGTCCTCTGGATTCTTAATGTCTTTATTAGGCAGATAAACATAACCTTCCTGGTCTCCCCATAAAGTATCAAAGAACTCAGAAAGTTCTTGAGCGACTTCTGACATTAAGACTCCGCAAATAGATCAAATGAGAATGGGTCGAAGGAATCTAATTCCTCTTGAGTAAAAGTTCTTGGATTTACTCCTAACGGTAACTGATTATCCCGGTTAATTTTATCAGGATGATCGGGACAAGATGGCCACGGCAACTGGGGCAAACAATTCCAACAAAAAGGGATAAATCTACAATATCTGGAATCAAAGAAGTCTTTGATGAAAAAATTAGTGCAATTGAAACATTTACGTAAATAGTATGCTGGTAACTTTCTACATTCCCTACATAAACTATCTTCGACATGTCTACCCGATATCCTATGATCCGACTCTACTAATTTTAAATAGTGACTATTGATAGGATCTAATCTTGCCCAACATACCCTATCTCTAAAAGAGAGTGGAGTAGCATGATATGCCTCTATAATTCCTGTAGAGCCTACAGGCAATACGTAGTCTATATAGTTATAGACTACAATTTCTCCATCTAGTTCATGATATTTAACCATGCTCCCTAGTAGGGAATCGAACCCTACTTATGTCTCCAGACTAGGGATACCGTTTCTATTTTAGAAAGGAGGTTCTTCTGTCATAAAGGGATTAGTTAGATCCCCATCTGAGACTGCATCGCTAAGATCACTACCTGTGTAAATTTCGACCTTAGTGATATTAGTGTATTCACCGTTCTTTTTTACAGTAATTACAACATCAGTACCAACTAGATCTTCCGGCTGTAGTGTGTTCATACGTGTTTCTGGCACACCTAGAGACTTTAAACGCATCTTTAGAAAAGACATGTCACGTTGATCTTGAGCAGAAGGATTCTTAGGGTCGACAGGACTTGGAATAGTCTTCCATTCCGTTACTTTCTTGCCTGTTTCTTGCTCTCCCTGGACGGTATAAGTAATCCAGAGACCCTTTAGAGTCTTATCCTTATTATCCTTGACCTCGACGTCAGATACTGTGGCTGGATATGTACCAGGTGCTACTGAAAATGGGTCATCTTGAGCATTAGCGATATCTAGATCACCGAAAATAGACATTTTGTTAGTTCTCCATTATTCCGCCGAATGTTTCATCATCGGCTGACTCGACTTCAATTATATCATTAACTGGTTTTCTATCTAATTTTTCGGTAGTTCCTGTACCCTCTAGCCAGGCTTTTGTCACTGAGATAAACCTAGCAGGAGAGTTATGAACTGCCAAACCACCAACTCGACTTTTTGCAACAACTTGTCTTGTCGGGTGGACTTGAATACTCCATCTATATACGGGGTTGCCTTTGTCGTCTATACCTTCATTAGCCGACATACGACCGACTACGTGCATAGATTCTTTTACAATAGCATTAAACGCTGGCATAAAAGATGGAGCACACACTTCAATATTACTTTTATCTTTATCTTTTCGTTCGTGAGCGATTATAATCAGATGAACTCCATCTGCTGTTACATTTAGGAGTTTGCGTGTACCTCTATCCATACGTCGAGTAGAGGCTCCGGTGTCTGTAAATGTAGCAACATCTGGATCTTTTTCTGCTTCTTTAGCGGCTCTGGCTGTAACAACTACATCAACATCATTGCGAGCCATAGTTGAATACTCATCACAGACTATGCATCCAACATTAGCAAATGATCCTGCTTTTGCTTGGATTGCTTGGCAAAGTGTTTCAATTTGAGATAAGCCTTGATATCTAGTTCTTCTAACACGGTTCTTTAGTTCTGGATGGTTAATTAAACTTACCCATCCTTCTACCGCGTCAATGAAAATAATATCCTTGTCAGGGGGGGTAATTTCTTGGGCTAGTTTCATTGCCCACACAGTTTTACCCGTTCCACTAGCTCCATAGATTAGAAACTTTCCAAAAGCCTCTGTTTCTTCGAGCGGAGTAAAAGAACTCTCGAGAGCAGCCAATAACTGTTGTGGGCTAGCCATTTCAGATACTCAATCCTTCAAGTAGGTCCTCTACTTGCTCTACATCATCTTCTAGAATATTGAAAGGACCCATTGTAGTAAGACCTTCCGAATTCTTAATAATAACTATTACTTCTACAGGATTTTTCATGGCAATTCGATCCTTTCATTGAGAGTTATAATAGCAATTCTAATACGTTCAATTTTATCTGCTAATGTATGTAGTTCCGCATAATAAGGACTACAATTC